TAAGGATAAGTTTGTGGGTGATATATCAAGTAATCCAAATGATGTTTCTATGGAAGATTATGCCGGTGCAAGAGTAAGGTATAAATATGTTGGCCCCAGAGATAATAAGAACAGACCATTTTGTGCTGAAATGATGGATGCCAATTATGTTTATAGAATTGAGGATATACAAAGAATGACGGAATCACAAGCCAACGAGGACTTTGGATATTATGATATATTTAAGTGGAGGGGATCTTTTAACTGTCGTCACCGCTTCGTTCAGTTGATTTATCGTCCAGTTGATGAAACAAAAAATGTTATTCAGAATAAGATATTGAATAACTCCAAAAGGAGAAGGAACTTAGAGGATACGGTTGATATTCCACAAGAGGATACGATGACTACGGCAACAGCCAATAACAGAAGGGTTAGATTATCTGTTATAGATGGAATACCAACGGAGATAGATGGAGTCCCCTTATTTGATAATAGGGAGCATGCACATCAAGTAGCAAAGATTATGGGGTGTAAGGGTATTCATATTCATAAGATAAATGATAAGGACTATTATATGCCTTGTGAGAAACACCCGAATACTTTTAATGAGGCGATATATGATGTTCCACAATATGCTCGTGATAAGGCGTGTAAGGCAAGAAAATACAAGGAGGAGAACCCCGATATTAGTTGTGGAACAAGGGTTGGTTGGTTAAGAAGTAATATGTTATGTTCGGGTGATAAGGTCAGTCGTGATATTATTGCAAGGATGGCAAGTTTTGCTAGACATATACCCGAAGCCGATAAACAGAGTTCTTATGATGATGGATGTGCGTTGGTGATGTTAGATGCGTGGGGTGGAAAAGAAGGTATTGAGTGGGCACAGAAAAAATTGGATCAGATAGATCAAGAGGAGATGGCAATAGATGTTTCAGGTTTGCCACCTTATGTTAATCAGACGGGAAGTCCTATTAGTGAGGAGTTCATTTATGATAATCCTTGCCAAGAGGGTTATGTTGCTTATGGCACGAAAATCAAGGATGGTCGTGAGGTTCCAAATTGTATTCCAAGAAGGAGACAGAGTGCTTTTTCTTATGATGATGATAAGATGGAGATTACGGGTGCTGCGATGATCCCGAATAAGTTGATTAAGAGAAGGGATATGTTAGGTCAGGAGTATTGGGTATATTTTGATGCCCCGACTATTAAGACCTTAGCATATCAGTTTATGAAACAGAAATTGGTTGATGCGACCAATATTGAGCACACGAATCAAAAGGCTAAGGACACTTATGTTGTTGAGAGTTGGTTGGTGGATGACGAATATATTGATAAGGCTGCGGCGCTTGGTTTAGATTATCCAAAGGGGTCGTGGGTTATTACTATGAAGACCGATGATAAAAATGTTTGGTCTGAAATAAAGAAGGGCACTTATCGTGGTTTTTCTATTGAAGGTTATTTTTCTGAGAAGGTAGTATTTTCAGAGGAAGACAAAATCCTATATGGTATAAAAAATATAATCAAAAAAACAAATGACGAGTAAAGAAGCAATTGATAAGATCAAGAAACTTTTATTCGGTGAAGAATCTTTTGGCTCTTATAAAACGAAAGATGGTGTTGAGATGAGTATAGATGGGGAGGTTCAGTTGGGCAAGGAAATCTATATTATCACATCTGAGGGAAATATCCCCGCACCTGATGAGATGTTTGAGTTTGAGGATGGTTTAAGAGTAAAAGTTAAAGATGGTCTTATTGAGAAAATTGATTATTCAAGTGAGGAAAAAGAGGAGATGGCAGAGGCTAGATTGGCTGATGGAACAAGAGTTACAAATGATGAAGCTGGTGAGTTTGCTGTGGGTCAGAATCTTTATGTAATTACTGAGGATAATGAAAAAGTTAGTGCTCCTGAGGGTGAGCATTCAACGGAAAGTGGTATTACTCTTGTTGTTGATGAGAATGGTGTTATTACAGGTATTAAGAGACCTGATGAAGAAGGTGAAGGTTCATTAGAAGAGATGGCCGAAGCTACTTTGGTTGATGGCACTATTGTTGAAACGGAAGGTGATTTATCTGTTGGTAGTGAATTATATGTTCGCACCGAATCAGGTAGAACAATTGCACCTGATGGGCAACATTCAACGACGGAGGGTAAGATTATTGTTGTAGAGAACGGTGTAATAACTGAAATAATGGAGCGTGAGGAAGAATCACAAGAGGATCTATATGATGTTATTACGGAAGGTTTTAATGCTCTTAAAAACGAAATAAATACATTAAGAGAGGATTATAACAAGATCAAGTCGGAGTTTAGTGCGTTCAAGGGAGAACCAGCTGGCGAAAGACAGTATAACAATAATGAATACATAAAAGAATTAAAAGCGCAAAAGTTCCGTAAATTAGAGGAGTTGCGTTCTTTAAGAAATAAAAACAAATAATAACAAAATGAAAACGAATAATGTAAAAAAACACGCGTTCGGGTTTGATTTAAGTGCATTAGAAACTTATACCGATCAGACAGGCGGGTTGTTATTGGCAGAAGCGGTTACAAAAGGTAAAACTGCTGAGTTATGTTATGTGCAGAGTGGAGTAAAAGGATCGCAAGCGATTAACTTATTGACTTCAACGTTAAACGTTCAAGACGGAAGTTGTGGTTGGAACTCATCGGGTTCAACAACTTTTACGCAAAGAAACATTACTGTATGTGATAAAAAAGTAAATGAGGCTTTATGTCCTCGTGATCTGAATAATTATTGGGCTTCAGCGTTCTTAAATGCTGGTTCATATAACGAACAAGTGCCCTTTGAGGAAGCGATTGCTCAGTTAAAAGTGGATCAGATTGCAGAGTATGTGGAGAATGAATTATGGAGAGCGACCACAGGAACATCTTGTTTTGATGGTTTTGCTACTTTGATTAGTACTGGTACAACAGGTGTTATTGCTGTAACTGGTGCAACGGGTATTACTGCAAGTAATGCTTTGGCTGAGGTTGATAAATTGGTTGAGTTAATACCAAATGAGGTTGCTGATCGTTCGGACTTAATTGTTTGGATGAGTATGGCTAATTACAGAAAATACCTTATCAATTTAAGAACGGCTAATTATTTCCATTTTGCACCTGATGCGGCTGAGTTTCCTGAGTATGTAACTATGCACCCTGGTACTAATGTTAGAGTCGCTGGTACATCGGGAATTAACACAGATGGTGTATATCTAGGACCGGCTGAATATATGGTAGTTGGTGTGGATTTATTATCAGATGAAGAGAGATTGGATATTTTTTATTCAAGAGATAATGACGAAGTAAGAGTAAGAAGTAATTTTAAGATTGGAGCACAGATTGCGTTTCCTGAGTATTTTGTAACGAACAATTTGGCATAAACTGAATAAAAAAGAATAAAGATATGAGTTATTCAGCATGTTTTGCAACTGGTAATATTGAATTGGGCTGTGCGGCTTCGGTTGGTGGTGTAAAATCCATCATCGTTCTTGCGGGTTCTATTACTGGTGCTACGTATGATTCAGACGGTGCTTTAACTGGTGTTACTGGTTCAGGAAATACATATACCTTTGAGGTTCAGAAACAGACATCATCTTTGATTGAAACGTTTAATATTTCTTTGGAGAATGGAACAACATTTTTCCAACAGGATTTAACTGCGGTATTCAACAAGATTGATATTGAAAAGAGGAACCAATTAAAATTATTAACTCGTAATCGTCAGATTGAGTTATTTGTTACTGATAATAATGATACGGTGTATTATTTAGGTAATGATTTTGATGGAGGGTATATTTCTGCTGGTACTGGTGAGACCGGAACAGCGTTTGGAGATAGAAATGGTTATTCTGTAACATTTACTACATTTAGTAAGGAACCTATGATTTTATTAGGTAATACTATTGCTAATGTATTTGCAGGTTCAGGTATAACTAACAATTAAATATATTTATAAGGGGTGGGGTAATAACCACCCCTTATATAGCCATAAAAAAATAGATAAGATGGGGTTAAGACCAAATAATTTTCAGGGACACGGACGCAAGATGAATTGGGGTATTCTTGGTAAGAGAAAAACTTATGTTAATCAGGGGTTCAAGAGGGTTCCTACATTAAGTGAAGATGAGAGAGCGCAGCGTGTTGCCGATAAATTAAAGAATTGGGAATATAAGCCATCTCGTGATATTGTGGTTGGATTGGGTGCAAGAGCCTTGGAATGTGATTTTACTTATGAGTTATTACCTGATCCGACACCTACTATTACCCCTACAAATACAAGCACACCTACTCCTACACCAACTTTAACCCCTACTTCAAGTCCTACTTTTACACCGATGGACGCATCAGGGGGAACTATAACCGAATATACTGATGGTGGATTTACTTATAGAGTTCATACCTTTACTGGTGATGGTT